AGTGAATCAGAAACACAAGAGAACATTAGAGGCACAGCCTTTGGTGCATGGCATGCAGTGGTAGAATTTGCTGACCACTATGCAACAGGTGGCGCGGAACGCCTTGCCGCCGCCACCCTAAGTGGACGTAACGACAGAGTAAAGACTAAAGCATTGTCTTTACTGGTATCATAGAGTTCCCTATTAACATGGGGGGGAACAGGTATAGTGAACCAGCGTAAGGTGCTGACATAACACCGAGATGCAGGTAGTTTATACCATCACCTGAGTATGTGATTAAACTGCTCATCCAACTAAGAGAGGAAGATATGAACACAATCCAAATCAACACAGCAGAAGGTACAGTAAACTATACAGAGGCTGAAGTTATACGCTTCATTGATAAAGCAAAGGAAGCAGATGCAGTCCATCAACTTACTAGCATGCAAGCAACAAACATCCGTGAAATTCGTAATGAGGTCCGTGACTTCTTCAGTGAAGGTGAATGGAGTGACGGTGAAACAACATGCAATAAGGGAGATGTCAATGCTTTGCTTGAACGCATCGGTGCCAACAAACTTACAAGCAGATATACTGGAACATTTATTATCAACGGTACCTTCAGCCTAGAAGCAGAAGATGAATCAGAAGCAGTGTCATTACTTGAAGGTGACATTAACGTTGAGTTCTATGGTGGAGATATAGATGTAGATAGCATTGATATCCATGACATGGAAGAAGACAACTAATGCTAGGTTATACTAAAGAAGATTTAGATGAGATGACTAATGCTATTGAGTCTGTTCTAACTACCGTCAATCCTGACGATGACCCTTGGCTATCAGGCAATCTTAATATGGCTTTGGTATTTCTCCAAGGTCTATGGTCAGAAGGGTACTTTGATGTCAGCGTTCGTTCCATATAATGGAACAGCAGGATGGTCAGGTACAGATACATCTAAGTTACGTGCAGTAGAAAACCTTGTATCAGGTCGAGAACAAAACCGACAGGAACAAGCGTTGTCTTTATTAAAAGAAGCAAGTGTTAATGGCTTGACATGGAAAGAGATGTCAGCATTAACAGGATGGCATCATGGTACTACTAGTGGCATACTGTCAGTACTCCACCAATCAGGTGCAGTAGTGCGTTTGTTTAAGTCACGTAGTAGGTGTAAGGTATACATGCACCAGAACTTTAAGGGTGGCATGTTAGTTGAGGAATACAAGAAGAGAGAAAAACTTTGCCCACACTGTGGCAATGACATCAATGCATAAGCCGTCACTTATGCTATGATGGTGAGACTAATAGGCGGTAGGTTTCTCTCTCTTTCCCTACCCCTATTAGTTTAAACAAAGGAGAAGTGTGGCAGAAGTAGAGATAGCCAGAGATAGATATGGCAGACCATTAGTAGTGCCACCAAAAGGTGGCAAGCCAGTACCATACACACGTACAACTACAGTTGCAGGTTCATTAGATGATGGCACAGCATTAGTTGCATGGAAGTTACGCATGGCAGCAGCAGGTTTAACACTACGACCTGACCTATTGCTAGCAGCAAGTGCTCATCGTGATAACAAGTTAGAGATGGATAAGTTAGTTGAAGATGCTATGGAAGCAGCAGGTGCTACCAAGCAAGCAACTATAGGTACAGCCATACATACACTTACTGAGAAGTATGATAGAGGTGAAGACCTAGGTGTTATCCCTGATGATTATGTCGCAGACATACAAGCATATGCTGAAGCAACAAAGAACTTTGAAAATGTAAACATCGAACAGTTCTGCGTACTTGATAAGTTTAAGATTGCAGGTACACCTGACCGCATAGTTAAATACAAAGGTGAACTGTTTATCTCTGACCTCAAGACAGGCAGTATCAGTTACCCAAATAAAATTGCCATGCAGTTAGCAGTGTATGCACACGGCTTGCCGTATGACCCCGCTACCGCAAGCCGTGGTACGTGGGGAGATGTCAATCAAGATAAAGGAATCATTGTCCACCTACCAGCAGGTAGTGGTCAATGCGAACTACATTTTGTTGACCTCAAAGAAGGCTGGAAGGGTATACAATTAGCAATGAAAGTACGTACCTTCCGAGATACAAAGAAAAAACTAGTCACGCCAATTAAGGAGTAACGTGTCCCATACAGAAGCACCAATCAGCATCACAGTTAAATCAGCAGCAGGTTCACTTATTACAGTACGTGCATCTAATGCTGATGAATTAGACCAGACAGTTGCACTAACAGTTGCATCACTTGCATCTGCAACTACAGAACTAGAAGCAGCAGTACGTGGTAGCAATGCAGCAGTGCCACCACAACCAGCAACAGCAACAGTTGCAGCAGCATTTAATGCTACAGTAATTGACTCAACACCAGCACAAGGCGTAGGCTCACGTGTCTGCCCTCACGGTACAATGACACGCATTCATGGATTAACAGGTAAGTTTGGTCCTTACAAGGGTTACTTCTGTCCTGCTAAACAAGGCGATGCAACTAAATGCACAACACAATACATTAAGCCAGCAATGGCAGAGTGGAACTCATTCCAAGCAGACCAAACAAAGGCATAAATGAAAACACTACGCCGTAGTATCGGTAAGCCAGAAGTAGGTGGAGAGCCATTAGCCCCACCTTTTCAGGCATTCCAACGTGAAGGTATGATTCTGCGACGAGCAGAAGTTACAGTCATAGCAGGTACTCCAGGCGCAGGTAAGTCTAGTATTGCATTACATATCGCAGCGAGATTAAAACAACCAACCTTATACTTCTCTGCTGATACTAATGCACATACTATGGCTATGCGTTTACTTGCAATGAAAGCAAAGATACCGCAGGCTAATGCGGAGTACATGTTAAAAACACAACCAGCGCAAGCAGAAGAACTCTTACGTGAGTTCAGTAATTTGTACTGGTCATTTGAACCTAGCCCCACACTAAAAGATTTAGATGAAGAAGTATCTGCATTTGAAACTATGTGGGGTAGAAGTCCAACGCTTATCGTAGTAGATAATCTTATGGACATAGCCATCGATGGACATGAAGAGTTTGCTGGTATGCGTGCAGTTATGAAAGAACTTAAGTATCTTGCAAGAGATACTAATGCATGTGTACTAGTATTACATCATACCAAAGAAGGTGCGCCAGGTTTTCCTTGCCAACCACGTTCAGCATTACAAGGCATGGTCAGTCAGATACCTGCAATGGTATTGACTGTAGGGCAGATGATGCAGGGACAAGACGCATACTTATGTGTAGCCCCAGTTAAAAATCGTTATGGTAAAGCAGACCACACAGGTAATACATACATCCCATTATCATTTGAGCCTGGCTCTATGTATCTTGAGGATGTAGTCAGAGACTATAGACAAACGGAGATGACAGTATAATGCCAAAGTATAGAGTTACTTATTCACAATACAAAGTAAAAGTTATCCGTGCTTCTTCATTAAAGATAGCAGAAGAACGTGCAAAGAAAGCAGAGACAGGACGTTGGGAACTAACAGAAGTTAGAGACGAACCACAAGAATGAGTAGCGCAGCCAAAGCCAAAGGCTCAGGAGCCGAACGCGATGTAGTTAAGTATCTCAAAGAATGGTTTCCTTATGTTGATAGGCGATTGGCTGGTGCTACATTAGATAAAGGTGACATCTCAGGTATACCTGGAGTTACAATTGAAATAAAAAACCACGCCAAGATGGACTTGGCGGGATGGACTGAAGAGTTATTAGTCGAGATGGCTAATGATAAAGCATGGACAGGCGTGGTGTGGCACAAACGTAAGGGCAAGGGGAGCCCTGGGGAATGGTACTGCACCATGCCTGGTCATGTATGGGTAGAGTTATTAAGAAAGGCATTAGATAAATGATTGACGATATGATTAAAGAGATGGAAGATAAAGTTAAATGGCATGAACAACTTGCTGAATCATATGCCAACCAAAAAAAAAATACTATGGAAGAACAACATCATTGGGCAGCATCAATAGCATATCTTATAGCATCACAAATTGTTAGAAAACATGCAGCAAAAACCAAGCATTGAAGAGTATCTAAAATATATAGGAGCAGATACACCAGCAGTAAGTAGTGGCTGGCGTAAAATGAAGTGTCCATTTCATGGTGACACACATGCAAGCGCAGCAGTAAACTATGATAAGAACGCCTTTGTCTGCCACGGTTGTGGTGTCAAAGGCGATACTTATTCGTTGATTATGTATAAGGAAGGTGGAGATTATCGTGAGGCTGTCCAGTTCGCAACGTCAGTTCTTACTACAGGCAACACAGAGATACGCGAGCAAGATAGAACTCGCACAAGAGTATCTTTCAAACCGCAGTCTATCGGTAGAAGAGGCAAGCATCTTTCATCTGGGAGTGGTAGACGACCCTCTACCAGGGCATGAAGCATATAGAGGTAGACTATCCATTCCATACATCACACCATCAGGTGTAGTTGATATTAGATTTCGTGGTATAAATAATGAAGACCCTAAGTACATGGGTCTAGTTGGTGCTAAGACTACAATGTTTAATACACAGGCTTGCTTTGTTGCAGACAAATACATCTGCGTCACCGAAGGTGAGTTTGATTGTATTATGATGTCAGTTAAAACTGTACATCCAACCATTGGTATTCCTGGTGCAAACAATTGGAAATCACACTATGCCAAGATACTAGATGACTTTGAAATTGTTATAGTGTTGGCTGATGGCGATGCAGCAGGTTTAGAGTTTGGCAAGAAGATAAGCAGAGAGTTGGGCAATGTTAATATCATTAGCATGCCTGAAGGAGAAGATGTTAATAGCATCATAACTAAGAGAGGGAGTGAATGGATTGACGAACGAATCAGAGAATGCATTACCAATGGATAGTAGTATATGGGAGCATATTGACCACATGAATATGTCTATTGGTATACCAGTATCTGAAAACAAAACATTAGATATACTTGGCGCACTAGAAGATATATACCACTCAATAGAAGAAGACCCAGATGACGCACGCTT